GATTGTTTCAATTTGTGCTGACTTAGATCCAGCCTTGCCATACATGTTTTGCCTACTATCTAACTTTTCCTTAAAAGTTGGATTGACTACTTTTGTCATTTCCTCTTTAGATGCTCTCTTGCCTTTAGCTGCAAAACCTGCATTTGCAAGTGCTCGACCGATCGCTGAAGTTTCGCAATTTTCCAACGCAGAAGTAGCATTAACGCCACGATCCGTAATCGTTTCAAAAGCAAGCCCAGTCGCACAGGGTTTTGGGTCTGCCTCGGTTTTGAATAATTTACAAAATACAATGAATCGAGTGTTTGATGCCTCAATGAGTTCAGTTTCGATTCTGTTGTCTGGAAATTTTCCATGCCATTTCTCCAATCTCGTTTCAACTGTTTCATAGTCCTGTAGATTAAAAGCCATTATTCATCCCAACTGTCGTCTTTGACTGCATCGAGCACAGTTTTATAGACAGCACCATAGGCGATGAAGTCTTTGATACTGTCCTCATGATCTGGTGTTTCTGTAAGCCTAGAAACCTTGACCAACGCCATACATAATGCAGCTTGGTGTGGTGTGATAGGGAAATCGAGATAGGCAGACCATAGACCTGCAATTCGTTTGTGATTGTAGAATGGATGACCATAGACACTTCCCCGCTGTTGCAGCGTAGTAATGACTTCATCAAATAAAGCCTCAGTTGTGCTTTTCATAATCAAACACTTCATCAGACTGCTGCTTAATGTTAATCATTCTGCGGTGCATATCCCAACCAGTTGCACGCCCACGCCAATAGCCCCGATCGTAAATCTCTGTTTGCCATAAATTAACTGCATAGGCTAGTAAGCCTGTTGCTATCATGAACCATAAAATGGTGATTCCATTGATTTCCATACTGCTCCCTTTACCCACAGCGTTCGTGTGGATACAGAAAGTATGACCTAAATCAAGGACGCTTGGTTAATTTCTTTCGGAGTGTTGTATAACGATTAGATAACGCCAATATCCTCAATATCATCGATATGGTCATCAATCGTGCGTTCGAGATAATCGGTTTCAAGACCCATAAGTTCGTCTATTATAGGTAAATGATCCGTCATGATTTACTGGGATCAGCTCTACCTGATGTCCTTTTTTGCCAAAACTAAGCACGGTAAAGCCCATATTCCAATCGGCTGAATTGTATTTTAGATATGAGGCTTTTCTCATGTCCATAAGGTGACCTGCCTCAATGCCCCAAATCGTTGAATAACGCCCGTTCAAGCCAGTTTGGTGTCGGACTGCACCCTGCCTATGGGAGTGACCACAAACTACGCTAGAATGCCACTTTTTAGCCAAATTAAGACCTGTTATACCTGCATGCTTGGACATGTTGCCTTCATCGCCATGAGCCAAATGCCAACCCTTTTCGAACTCGTAGGCTCTCTTATGAAATCTAATGCCTAAGCTGCTGAAATCCATAAACTTGTCATATGCCAATTCCGGCAATCCAATAAGTGATGGCGCACCTTTAAGCAAGGTTTGATAAATTCTGTCTGAGTGATTTGATCTAACTATGTCGGTCGTGCCTAAATCGTAAAGGATCTCTTGCCCTAGTTTTCTTTCCTCGTCAAGGGTTTCGGCAAACTCTAACTTTGTGCCTTTTGCCCAACGGCTTTGTGAACCAAGATCCATTTCATCACCAACATTTAAAACAAAATCAAACTTCTCATGCCGAACCATTTTAATCAGATTTGCAACTGCCTTCGGATGATGCAAAGGAATCTGCAAGTCAGGCGTTACTAGATACCTGCGGTTGGCTTTAATCGTCATCCTCATCGTCAGTTGGATCAATGGATGGGATGATCCCACCATCGCCTACAATCCAATCTGGGAAAGTCTTATGCTCGGTCATTAGCCAAAATGCGTGCTCAGGTGTAAATCCTGCTTTTCTAGCTGCCTTGTAGCATAAATGTAAAGCAATGTAATGCTGATCGATCTTTGATAATGGTTCAGGAGAATGGCGAACGATACGCTTATTGATCTTTTTGCGTTTAGTGGTTTTGCGTGTGTTCGCCATAATTAAAATTATCGCTTACTGATTAAGACAAACAGATCATCGACACGCTGTTCAAGTCTTGTAATTTGATCCTTGATCGAACTTCCAGAATTGGGTTTTAATTCTTGTAAGTAGGATTTAATAACCCAACGCAGACCCAGTAATAAACTTGTTGATATGGCGCATACGCCAACGGCTATACCAACCCATTCGTTGGCTGTCATTTCGCATTAAGTCCGTAATCAGCTTCGCTTGCTGATTTTGGATCTAATGCTTTTGCTATAGGTGCAACCAAGGCACCGGCAAGAATTGCAAACTCTGGTCTGATGTCAGCAACAATTGCCAAGATGACAGTTATTCCAGAGGCAGCCACAGCTCTCAAATATGACTTGATCGCAGCCTTGTGTTTGTTGGATAGTTTCATGCGGTGCCTCCTAGTAGTGGGATGTTAAAGAAATCGCCATTTTGATTTGGGTGGAATGAAATATGGACATGAGCCGTGTGTGGTGATGCACCCTTATATTTACGCCAACGCCAATTTAATAAACTGCTGGCAATACGATGATTATGGATTACATATTTTATGCGTTTATCTGTTTTGCCAGCAATGCGTATTTGGTCAGCAAGATAAGCGGACATTCCTTCAACTGCACCAAGATCCGCTGTTATATCTAAGGCACAAACTTCACCTGATTTTAGTGGGTTATGATCCGAAACCTTAGATCTCATTTGATGTTGTGCGGAAGCAATCCAACCATCTGATTTTCTAGATCTATCAGGAAAGCAATCATCTACTTGCTCTCTAAATTGAACAGCAGATTTTGATAACCAAGGTTTCATTAGCCAAGCAACAATTTTGCTTCATCAGCAGTTAAACCAAGACGATCAAGAATTGCTTGACGAGCTGCTGCTTTTTCTTCGGCTTCCGCTTGGGCAGTTGCGTTTGCTGCCTGTTGTATCTCATACGATACAAACTCAGCCTCAGTCATCTCTCGTTCACTAATTTCATTCGTTGTTACATTATGAATAGTCATTATTGGTTTAGTCATTAATTTACTCCAAACAATTTAACAGTTCCTGACATACTACTACCAGCAGTTATGGTAACAGATGATACTGCCGTTTCTAATCCACCAGTATCGCACATTTGACCAAATTGATGTGTGTTATCGCCGTGAGTAGAATTTACATAAAAAGTGTTGTAAGTAACTATTTTTCTAATTGTAAGTGTATAATTTGGAATGCGTATCATACCTATATTGTTAGCACCAGAAGCACCGCCTGATATATTGAAAAAAACACTATTTGTTGTGTTAGATTGATTAGTAGAAACTCCCGAACTATTAGCCCATTGATATTGATGCACTACACTCGTAATGCCAGCCGTGTCAAAATTTACTGCGCCGCCGCTTGTTGGTTTTACTGCTTCAAACACAAAAAGCAGGTGCTTAAAGGTTTGCGGGATTGAACTTATAGTTACGCTAGTGCCAGTCAATGTAGTAGTAGAAAGTAAAGTTGTTGCAGCAGCACCAGCAGCAGGGGTAGCCCATTTTAATCCTGTGGCTGTTGAACTATCAGCAGTTAAAACTGTGTCATTTGCGCCAACTGCTAATCTTGCAACTGTGTTGTCAGCAGTTCCAGCAATTAAATCACCTTTTGCATCAACAGTTGCTTTTGCAACAGCTGCTCCAGCATTTGTGAAAACTGTTGTATCGATAGCAGTTCCGAGTGATCGGATTGCTGCTGCTCCGTCTTTTACAAGACTAGTATCGTCTGGAGTTGTCCAGCTGTAGTTCGTGGTGGTTGCCATTTATCTCCTATTATCAGGCTACGATTGTAGCGTATTCCCATGTCAAAGTTGGATCTATTGTGTTCCATGCCTCGGTAATTGGCACAGTATTCCATCTCATCGCCACTTGGCTAAATGCCACAGGCGATAAGTTGATCGTCAGGAATAATTCATTAAACCTTGTGCGCCAAGACCAACCCTCAACATATCCTTCAAACACGCCATTTGATATTTGCAATGGCAGGTTTTGGATGTTTAACGGCTGACCCATAAAGACACCCAAAAGGTTGTCCCGATCGCTGTTGTCAATCTCTGAATTGGTGATTGGAAAGGTTATGGATTGAAAGGCTGGTAATGGAAAGGCACGCTGGGCAATGTAGCGATCTGCAATTTCCTGAGCATCTACAGCTGAGTGAATTGCTGATGAGATGTTTTCTGCCTTGTATCCATACAACGCAATCGAATCTGGACTTGTAGCAGTTTTCTGTGAATTAAAATTGTTTCCATAATTGATATAAATGTCATTACGGACATCGGCTGATCTTGTGATTGTTGATAATCCTTGACCTAAAGCATGGCTTGCATCCAAATCAACATAACCATTAGCTGCTAGATAAGTCTGCCTGTGGTCGGCATCGGCATACCCAATATTTCCATTTGATTCCTCATAAAGATAACCAAATGCGCTGTCAGCAATAAAACTTGCAATGTTGTAAATAGTATCGGGCTCAGCTTGTCTGCTAGACATTGTGTAAAGCCCCGGCTGATCGATTTCGCCTAAACCTTGATTACCTGCGTTTGCCCATGTTTCTGTTGCATCATAAGTTGCCCAAGTTGTAGCTGCTGGCACATCATTCCAAGATGCAAGCAAGACGCTAGAAAGCAAATCATAAATTTGATTTCCGTCCTCATCCTGTGAAATGTTGTCATTGTAAATTTCTTTTGCAAGTTTAACCAATGAACCCATTGCAAGAATTGTGTAATTAACAACAGTTGCCAATGATCCAGTTGCACCAACCTCAACAGTCACATCAGTAATATCTCCACCAAACAAATTAACATAAGATCCAGAACTATTCTTGACTTGCAAGCTCAAACTGTCGTTAATGTCAAATGGCAAAGTTTGACCAGATAAGGCAACTAAAGCAACTTGCAAATAAGATGGGTTGGGCTGAGAGTAAATGTCGCTGCGACCTGATTGATGTGTTATGTCGGCAATTGCGATGTCTGTGTAATCAACACCTGCAACAGTTAATTTCCAGTCTGGATTCCAAACTGTCATTATCTAGCCCTAGTAATCCCGCTGTTGTATAACTGTGGAACTGATCTGGATGCGCTTTCATTTAAGACCTTAGCGACCGCACGAGCAGCACCCTCAGAATCTACTGATTGAACTGTAATGTTATTAACTGTAGTCCTGTTTTCTCTA